ACATATCCATCATTATTATCTTCTATTGGATATTTGCAATCCCTCCTAACATTTTCCCAATGTTCTAATTCGCATTTTTGTTCATTCATCACTCCTCCTTTTCTTCAAAATCTTCTACGCTTCCACTTACCATTATAAAAAATTCTCCATTGACCTTAGCAATTTGTTCGCCACTTGCTTTTCTTCTTCTACAAAGTTCTGCTATATAATCATCATCATTTAAACCATTATTGTATCTATAATTTATCATATCCACTAATTTTTTATTACTATAAGATTCTAATATCTTATTTTCAATTACACCATCTACATATTTCATCACTCCTCCTTTTTAATTTTTTCTTCTAAATAGTCTTTTGCCTCTAGCTATAATACACAGCCATACGAATCCTCTTTCTGTTAGCATATCTCAAATCCTCCACTCTCGCTACAAAATGTTGCGAATTGCCTAACATTATCTACACTAAATGGATAGTCATCTGCCCAGTTATAATCATCATCACCTATGTCCTTGCCCTCATTCTCTATTTGTGCTTTTAAAGATTCTGCTCTGTGATAATCCTCGTAGCCCTTGGCATCTCCACTTGCTATTAGTTTAAATAATCGCTTGGCTATTGCTGATGCTTTTTCCTCTGTTATTTCATGTCCGCCATTGAAAGAACCACCATCTACATCATCATCATTAAGTATGTCCTCACAGCTACCACAAACATAGTTCCATAATGGTCGCCACCACCAACAATTATTCCTAAAATAAATACCTTGATTATCCTCTTCTCTTTTATCAGATTCAGACCAGTATTTATCTTGTAGTTTTGTATCTTTATTGAATAGTTTATTCTTTTCTGCCCAATCCATCTTGCTATACTTATTAAATGTAGGATATTTAGTATTGTGTATTACTGGATTCTTTCCATATATATCAAATCCCATTATTCTAACCTCGCTTTCCCTTTTAGTATTAATGCATCACCTACAATATTAGCCACCTCATCATCAACCCTATCACCTAGCCAATATTCTGATGCCTCTTTATTTATCTCTTTTCCCTTTAATCTGCCCTCTTCATCTAGCACAATTTGGTCTCCGTTAGATGCATATACTACTTGAATATATCCACCTACGAATTTCTGCATCTCTGCTAGTGTTGGGGCTTTATCTGTTATTGTTTTTGTTATTGGTGTTTTCATACTCTTTTCCTTTCTCTTTTTTAGTTCTATTTTCTGAAACCTGCTGATATTTGATACTATTTTATCTAAATTGAATTTGCTCATTTAATAATCCTCCTCCATTCGTTCACCACAATATCCCTCATCAAAATATCTATCTTTTCGGTAAGTATATTTTGTTGGGTCTTTGTAGCATTTATGACAATATAATCCCGTATAGATGCCGTATGCATCACTTCTTGCCCATTTGTGATATTCTATGTTATCTACTTTTGGTCTATATTGACCATATCCACCACAATACCAACAACTTTCTTCTTTAACGATATCATCAATAACCTCTGACCCAGTTCCCTCACATTCTTCGCATTGTATTTCTTTGTTGGGATAGTTTTTATCAGCTTTTCCACAGCCACCACAATGGTATAAATAATCTCTATCGTGTTCCATTTTATTCTTCCCCTTTTTCTTGTTCTTCTAGGTTATTTATATGATAGTGTATTAACCATATAATGCTGAATAGGATAATTAGAAGTATTATCATTATATACCTCTCATTTCTTCCTTAAATAGTTTTTTGGCTATCTTTTCACTATAACCTATATATTTTCTCATTTCCCAATAATTGCCCTTTATATCGCTAATTATTATCATTCCGTTTTTATGTTCAATAGTCATAATTTATTTGTCCTCGCTATTATATCCATCAAACCATTTTGATAAGCTATCTTCCCCACTTGTATTGGGGTTCTGACAATGTGATTGTGCTTGTTCTAAAGTGAATCCAGTATACATTATTTTACTAGGTCTATCGTCTTGGTACATTCTTATTATTGTGTATGTTTTCATATTGATATAAAAAAGCCCTAACAATTTGTGCTAGGGCTTTAGTTCCTTATTTAGTTGGCTGTTGGTTGTGTTGTTGTATCTTCATCTTTGTATAGGTCGCTATCATCAGTATTTAAATCAGTTCGCAATTCATCAATCATTTGTCTAGCATCATAAATGCCGTCTGATTCCTCATTAACACTCTCTAAATAACTCATAGCACTACCGACTTCATCTGATTGGCTACAAAAATCATTCTCAATATTATTTAAATAATTCTCTAGCTTGTTTAATCTTTCAAGTAAGGAATTGACATTTGTTACTGAGGTATTTTCTTGTAGGTGGGTTATTTGTTCTACTATTGTTATTGTTCCGTCATTATGCATTACTTTCTTTATTTCGGCTAATGTATCGCTGTCTTGTTTTAGCTCTTCTAAGCCGTTTAGAAACTCTTTTATATTCATTGATTTTACTCTCTTTCGGTTGTTAGTTCGTTATTTGTGAACGACTTATATTATTGATTAATATGGTAATAAACAAGATAAATATAATATATAAATACATTAGCATATAATAATAAAAGCGTTGTATATTCTGTAAGGACGTACGAATCAAAATAAAACGATAACTTAAAACAGAAGTTTATTAAATAAGGGGGTTAATAATGATAGGAAGACATAAAACAAAAGTAACAAAAGATAATAATATATTAATGGTAGCATATCATAATACAATAGTAGTGAAAGTGATTGACAATAGATACATTGTGCTTAATAATGGGGGCTATTACACTAATACCAGTAAGAAACGCATGAACCAAGCCTCATTACAATATAATCTTAATTACAGCGTGTATCAGTGTAATTTCATTTGGTATGTATCAACATCTATAACTGATAAGGACGGCAACAAGAAGGATAACATATTAGAATATTATAATGGTATGGTGATTGATAGCGTAACAGGTGACATTAGCAAGCCATTAATAGAAGTTAATTAAACGTCCGTAACCTACCTCAACAACCCACACAAATAACGCTCTGACTTATTGGTCGGGGCGTTGTCTTTTCTGTAGAAATACATTAATTTTAGTGTAGATTATAATATTGTGTAAATAAATCCAAATTTTCAACCTAATCGGCGAGGGTAGGGAGGCAGTATTTTGGGGGTGGTAGGCGACAAAAAGAGGTACACGCATTCTAATACTATTTTTTCAATTTTTCTCTTTTTTTCCAATATTTTTTTCTAACGTGTTTCTTTAGATTAGAATCTGTTTTTCTATATGGACGTAATACCCACTCGTTATTTATTTTATATGTAAAAAAATCAGCTTTCTCCCATTCTAGCATGTAGAATGTTTGTTTAGGATTAGGTCTTGGGTGTTTTATATTCCATAGCTCATTATAAGAGGTAAGTATTGTCGCTACTATATATAGTTTTAATATCATATTTGCTAGTTCCTTTGGTGAGTTTTAGATAGAGACCAGCTATTCCCCTTAAATATAATAAGAGGAGTAGCCTCTATCTTCAGTTCCTTCGGAGCCGTCTTACTTGATAGGACAATCGTTTTGGTAACGAGCTCAATTGTCTTCGACTTGCTCTTTGGCTGTGTTACAAATCCCCTTTTAGTAGCCATTTGTTACTGCTGTATCCTAAAAGCGTTTAGCCAACCAATACAGCGGACTTAATATAAATTAAATATTTTAGTAATGCAATATATATTTTTATTTTGTATATTATTTTATGGAAACCAAACGTATTAAAGGCAAAGAGCACGTATTATACGATGATATGAAAGAATTTATGGCATTTAACCCCGTATTAAAGCCTACAGGTGACTGGAGACGTGGAAATGAGGGTGATTGGGTCTATACGGACGATATTCATGTATGTCAGATACTACGTATTTTCTATGTTACAGTTCCATCTACGGGTAAAAAGCAGAAATGTATTAGAACTGTATGTGGTTCGTTCGTAGTTGGCCAGAAAAACCTTAAAATGTTAGGCGAGAGAGGTGTAGCGGAGAATATATACACATTTTCAAGTACGTATGATACGATTAAGGAAGTCAGAGAGAAAAAGGTGTCATCTAAAAAACTTTTATTTGCGCAGTATGTAGCTGCAGGTATGGATTTGAGTAAAGCATACAGCGTAGTCTATCCAAAGGCGAAGGACCCGCAATATATAAAAACTGCGGTAAACAAATTATTACAACAGAAAAAGGTATTACAAATGGTTAAAGAGGAAATACGGGAACTTTTAAATGCTGAGGGTGTTTCTCCTGAGTATATTATACGTTTATACAAAGATATAGCCGATATCTCTGAGAGAGATTCAGATAGGTTGCGTTCACTTGATGCGCTTGCTAAAATGTCTGGATTATTCGATACAGAGAAAAAACAGGAACAATTAACAGTTTGGGCTGGATTTTCGCCTGAACAGCTGGAGGCTATTAAAGGTGATAAAGGAAATACCAGGGTTCTCGCACACGCAGAAAAAGTCGAAGAGTAGCCAGAAAGACCCTTGTGAGGTTTGTGGAAGAGACTTATATTACAATGATATTGTGACTCAAAGAATAGGAATGATGGAGTCAGATGGTGAGGTAAATTCATGGAAATGTCCATTTTGCGAATCAGAGTTTGACTTAGACGATAATATTCTGTATATTTACGGGTCGGATAATACTAAAGGATTAGCATAATGCCAAGATTTGGACGAAAGTCAAAGAAAGAACTATCTACATGTCATGAAGACTTGCAGGATTTATTTAATGAAGTAATTAAATATGTTGATTGTAGCGTTTTAGAAGGACATCGAGACAAAGAAAGGCAGAATAAGTTATATGAAGAAGGCAAAACCAAAGTCAAGTATCCGAATGGCCGTCACAACGCTAGCCCTAGTCGGGCTTGTGATATTGTCCCTTACCCTATTAACTGGGCTGATAGAGAGCGTTTTCATCTTTTTGCGGGGTTTGTTTTAGGGATAGCACAATCAATGGAGATAAATGTTCGCTGGGGAGGCGATTGGAATAAGAATTGGGAAGTTGATGACAATCAGTTTGATGATTTCCCTCATTTTGAATTATTAAAGGATTTTTAAATATGGCTATTTTATCACCAGAGAAAGAAGTATTACAACAATTACTTGCTCAACAAAAGAACAATGTATCTGAAGATGTTCAATTGAAGGGGTCTTTTGGGATGCCAGGAAGTTTGAAGATGCCATCAGTCCCAGAATATAGTATAGGACGACCTTTTATTGATTTTTATCAAGATATGAGGAATAGAGGTATTATTCAGGATTTCCCACCACCAAATCCTTATGAACCGAAAGCACATGAGCAGATGGATGCGCTTATAGGTCAGAATGAAATACAAAATTTATTAGCTGGTAGTACTTATGAATCAGACCCAGGGATATTAAGTGAGCATACATCGCTATTAAATTATTTATCAGGAGCAGTTAGCAAGGAAGGTCAACAACAATATGCTTATGGTCTTGATGAGGCTGGACTGCAAGAAAGAATGGCAAATATTTCAAAGTTTCCCAGTTCTGAAAGTAGAGGAGTAATGCGTTATACTGCTCCGATAATCCAAAATGATGGTTCAGTTAAGAAAGAATCAAGAAGTATGGAGCATTGGTTACAAGATTATGACTATCTTTTCAATAGGACAGCCCTTAGTAAGCCTTAATGGCCAACCTCAACCTTAATGGTAATGTTTCTAAGAATGAGGAAACTCTCCAATTAGCATATAGCGACCTTATTACTTTCGGCAAGTTATTTAGCCCACAAGATTTTTTAGCCTCAGCAACCCCAGATTTCCACAGAGATGTTGGAAAACTTCTTATAGATAAGAAAAAACAGCAATTAGCACTAGTATTGCCTCGTGACCATGCAAAATCTACCTTAGCGGCCTGTGCTGTTCTTCACAGATTCTTATTTGCAACAAAAGAGGCTCCAGAGTTCATTGCATGGATAGGAGAGGCTCAAGACCAGGCAAGGGATAATCTTGGATGGCTTCAGAACCATATATATGACAATCCAGCAATTCATTATTATTTTGGTGATTTGGAAGGAGATAAATGGACAAAGGACGAATTTACCCTAAAAAACGGATGCCGAATCATTGGCAAGGGTACTTCACAAAGATTAAGAGGGAAAAAACAATTTTCAACAAGATATACAGGAATTGTTCTTGATGATTTTGAATCTGAATTAAATACCAAAACTCCTGATTCAAGGAGACAAATTAAGGAATGGGTAACGGCAGCAGTATATCCTGCGATTGATTTTGATAAAAATGGATTCTTATGGTGCAATGGAACAATTGTGCATTATGATAGTTTTTTAAATGGACTTGTTACAAAGAATAGAGAAGCAGAAAAGACTGGAGAAGACTTTGCTTGGGATGTATATACTAAAAAAGCCATAGAAGCTGACGTTCCTATATGGCCCTCAAGGTGGCCACTAAAGAAACTTGCAGAGCGAAAGCAGTTCTACATAGATTCAGGGACCCCAGCTAAATTTTATCAAGAGTATATGAACCAGGCAAAATCTCCTGAAGACCAGATATTCAGTGAGGAGGATATAAATAATGCAATTTATAAAGGACATGCGAGATACGATAATGAATACGACTCGTGGTATATCAAACTTGACGATGGGAGAAAAGAGTTTGTTAATATTTATGTCGGGGTGGACCCTGCTTCAACACTTGGTGTCCATAACGATTATTCTGTCATTATGGTTATTGGCGTTACTTCAGAGTTTGATTATTATGTTATTGAATATTGGCAAGAGCGAGTCCTCCCAATGGACTGCGCAGACAAGATATTTGAAATTACAAAACGATATAGCCCGATTCGGAGAATAAATATTGAAACTATTGCATATCAGGAAATGTTGAGGGATTATGTAATGAAGCGTAGTAAGAGGGAAGGAATATTTCTCCCAGGTATAGAGAAGGGAATTAAGAATTATAACCAGAAAAAGAAAGACAGATTGTTTGAAGGGCTTCAACCAATGTTTAAAGCAGGCGCTGTACATCTTAAAAAGGATATGCATGCGTTTATAGGTGAGCTTCTTGATTTTCCTAAAGGTTCTCATGATGATACTATAGATGCATTCTGGTTAGCAACACAATTTGCAAGAGGAAATCCGAAGGCAGGAAGTACTAAAAAGAATAAAAAGAAAGATGGTAAGTGGTATAAGCCGAAAAAAATGTATAATTGGATGACTGGAGCAAGAAAATAAATATTGTTTATGTTTATAAATAGGATTATATTATAGGTTATGATACAAGAGGATATTAGGGTAAAAGAAGTAAGAGAGTTATTTGACCGCTGGAAAAGCGCTCGTGTTGATTGGGATACGGCCGCTAGAGAGGATATTGACTTTTATTTAGGCAATCATTTCACAGCAGCTGAAGTAGACGAACTTGACTCAAGAAATCAGTCATCAGTTCCTGTTGATAGATTATATTCTGCTATCGAGCAGTTTAAAGCAATCGTTACCTCTAAGACTCCAAAGTTCTCTGCTATAGGTAGAGAAGACTCGGACAATAAACTTGCAAACGTGTGGCGCACAATACTTGAGTATATATGGGATATCTCTGGTGGCAATGAAATATTTAAACAAGTTGTTCATGATTATGCTGTTACAGGTCTGGGTTATTTTTATTGTTACTTAGATAAGGATGCTGATTATGGACGTGGCGAGGTTAAGTTTACTTATGTAGACCCCTTTCGTGTTTATGTAGACCCTAATGCAAGACATCGTTATTTTGATGATGCGTCTGGCATGATTGTATCTACTATATTAACAAAACAACAATTAATAGATTTATATCCTCAATTATCACAGCCAGTAGATGAAAAGGGCGAGAAGCTTCTTATAGACCAGATTGAATCAATTGGTGGCGAGGAAGATTATCCTAATGCTACAAATCAAACGACAATGCAGTCTTTCACTCCTGATAATTCTAAGGATAAGGATTATGGAGTTGATAAGTATAGATTACTTGAATATTATAGAAAAGTAAGAGTTCCTTATTACAGAGTGATTGACACAAGAAGTGGTGATGAGCGTATTATGACGCAAGAGGATTTTGCTCAAATGGCTCAGGATAAAGATTTTGCTAA